GGCAGGTGCCAGCGCCGATGGCGAAAAACAACCTCAAAATGCAGGTAAAAATGTGACCGTAACTGAACCCAAGCTTAAAAAAGGTATCGGCTTTGTGCAAATGGCAAAGGCGAAAGCCCTGTCAGCTAAATTGGCGACACAGGGTAGTTATGTGTCCGCTGTTGAAATTGCCAAATCAGCGGGTATGCACCCAAAAGTCGTTGAAGAGCTACAAAAAGCCGTTGAAGTTATGTCAACAACCAACGCGGGTGTGTTAGTGCCAACTACACCGCTGACTGATGAGTTTGTCGAGTTGTTGCGCGCCGATAGTATCGTTGACCAGTTGGCCAGCAAAATGCGCAAAGGTAAATTTAATAGTACCATCGCAGGTATGGCAACCGGTGCGACATCTCAATGGGTGGGTGAAGGTGAAGCCAAACCTGTGACCAATGCGACTTACAACAGCGTGACGATAAAACGCCACAAAGTTGCAGGTATCTCAGTGCTCACCGATGAGCTAAGCCGTTTTAACCTGTATGGCAATGATCAAATTGTTTTAAATGATTTGATTGAGTCAAATCGTATGCTGCTTGATTTGACCTTTATCGATGATCAGCCAGAAAATGACCGCCGCCCAGCAGGCTCACTAAATGGCGCAACCATCACCGATGTAACTGCATCAGATGCAACGACCATCAAAGCCGCATTGGCAGGACTACGCAAGCAGTTTATTTCTGATAATTTATCATTATCTGATGCGGCTTATATCATGTCTGAAACACGGGCCAATGAATGGGCAGAACTTGAAACGCCACTCGGTGCGCCAGTATTCCCAGGCTTACAAGCGCCAAAAGGTGAAAAAACCATTAACGGCATCCCTGTTATTGAATCTGAAAGTGCAGGTACCATCGTTGAACTGGTCAAAGCTAGCGAATTTTACTTGGCAGATGAAGGTCAAGTCGAAGTCGCCTACAGTAAAGATGCAACTATCACGATGCCAAACGGTACGTTGGTGCATCTATTCCAAGAAAATAAAGAAGCCATCCGTGCGGAGCGCTTTATCACTTGGGCGAAACGTCGTCAAAAAGTGGCAGCCGCGTTACGCTTCCCCGCTTAAATTTTGGCGACTTATCCAAAAACAGTCCTACTTATCAAAGCAGGGCTGTTTTTTTATGCGTTGGCGTTGGTAAGGTCCCTCCTATCTCCTGCTTATCAGCGTTAACGCATAAACAAATAGCCGATTTTTGGATAACACTATGCTAATTAAATACCTTAAAAACGCCCCAAATGCCTATGTAGGCGATGTTAAAGACATCCCAGACGAGCAGGCAAAAGTGCTGATTTTGACCGGCTATGCCAAAGAGCACCCCTCAAAAGAAGCAAAGGCACGTACCAAATCGAATAAAGCCGATGACCAAAACGACCTTTTAACCCCAACCGATACTGACAGCGAGTAAAAAAATGGGCTTTTTTGACACCGCTAAACATTGGCTAGGCATAAAATCGACAACGCCCGTCAATAATGGCGGTGGCTGGACAAACATCGGTACAACGACAGTCAACGAGCCGTTTACTGGGGCTTGGCAGCGTAACCAAGAGCTTAAAACCACGGATTTATTCTCATATCACGCGGTTTTTGCCTGTGTCACGCTGATTAGTGGCGATGTGGGTAAGTTACGGTTTTATCCCAAGCGTCTTAAAGATGGTGTGCTAACCATCACCAAATCCAAGGCAACACGGATTTTTAAAAAGCCAAACAATCTACAAACTTGGCAGCAGTTTGCTGAGCAATGGATTAACTCAAAAACCAAACGCGGCAACACTTACGTTTGGAAACAACGCGATATTTTTGGCGACGTGTATCAATTGCATGTACTCAATCCAGACCGCGTACAAACACTTGTCGCTGACAATGGTGACGTGTTTTATCAAATCGCCCGTGACAAGTTATTTAACATTGATACTGACACAGTAATGCCAGCAAGCGAGATTATTCATGACCGTTTTAATTGTTTGTATCATCCTCTGGTTGGCCTTTCGCCCATCACTGCGTGTGCGATATCGGCATCACAAGGAATAGCCATCCAAAACAATCAAACCGTTTTATTTAAAAATGGTAGTCGCCCTGACGGGGTGTTGTCAGTACCAGCGGCGATATCGGAAGAGAAGGCACGCGAAATTAAAGCGCAATGGCAAGCAACGCATAGCGGTGTCAATCAAGGCGGCGTTGCAGTGCTGGGCGATGGCGCGAAATATGAAATTATTAGTATCTCAGCTGATGATGCCCAGCTGATTGACCAATTAAAACTCACGGGCGAAATCGTTTGTAGCGTATTTCACGTTCCACCCTTCAAAGTGGGCATTGGCTCAATCCCAACCGGTACCAAGATTGAGGATTTGAACGAAATCTACTATAGCGACTGCCTGCAGCATTACATTGAGTCCATCGAAAATCTACTTGATGCCCATCTTGAGCTTGAAGACGGGGTCGAGATTGAAGCGGATTTAAAATCACTTATCCGCATGGACAGCACCAGTAAGATTGATTATCTGGCAAAAGGCACCGGCTCAGGCATCATTATGCCAAACGAAGCGCGCGCAGAAATTGGATTGCAGCCAGTCGCCGGCGGTGATACCCCGTATCTACAACAACAAAACTACTCATTGGCAGCATTGGCAAAAAGGGATGCAAAAGATGACCCATTTAGCAAGGATTTATCCGCACCAGCGCAAACGGCTGAAGATACCGCAAAAACGGTTATCCATAACCACTATCAACCGCCAAATACACCAGAAACGCCACACGATACAGCAAAATCAGCGACAAAGCCTGAATTTGATGACCTGTACAAAGGTAAATTTGACGCCGATATCGCCTATGCAAAAGGCGATTTTGTCAGTAAAAAAGGCGGTCTTTGGGTGGCTACAGCGGCTAGCAAAGGCGATTTTAGCCATGAAAACTGGAAATTGGTCTCTAAAAATGGGGGTGAACAGTGAGTTACGCCACCCTTGATGACGTCAAACAGCATTTGCGCTATGACGACAATAGCAATGATACGGTTTTGCAAGCCTATCTAGATGCCAGTGAGCAAGTGATTAATCGCTTTATCACCGACGCGGTCACTGATGATATGCAGCCCGCGCTAAGAGCAGCCACCTTATTACTTTGCGGTTATCTTGATGATGACCGCAATAGTGAGACGGTGCAAAATTTTAGCCCCACATTTAGCGGATTGCCGCATAGTGTGCAAATGCTATTGCAGCCGTATCGCGCGCCAACGGTGGTGTGACATGCAAGCCATTTACTATTTTATCCAAGTTTGTTTGGCTTGCGGCATTGCGGGGCTAATTGGCATTTTGCCATTTTATTTACTATTGGCACTGGTGAGGACTAAAAACAATGAAAGCGAGTAAATTGCGGCATCGGATTACCATCCGCAAGATGGACAATGCCAACAATGACTACGGCGAAACAACCAACGCTTGGCAAGACCATCTTACGCTTTGGGCGGATTTTAAGCCATTATCAGTTAATGCAATCGTTTCATCAAAAGCCGAAGGCAGTAAAGTTGTGGCTCGATGCGTCATCCGGTACCGTCGTGATATCGACGAAACCATGCAGGTAATACACGAAGGCACGCTTTATAACATTGATGGCATGCCATTACCTGACGATAAAACTGGCAAAGAATATTTAACCCTAATGTTGACCAAGTCATGATTGACACTACTTTTGAAATCCAAGGTCTTGACGAGCTGGACGACAAGCTTGCTGAACTCACAGACGTCATGAAGCGCAAAGTCATTGAGCAGTCATTGATGGCAGCATCTTTACCCATGATGAAAAAAGCCAAAGACAATGCGGCGGTATCAGAAGCCGCGCACAATCTACGCAATAGCAAAACCGGTGAATACACGCTTATTCAGCCAGGTACAATGAAAAACAGCATCAAGCGCCAACGTCTTAAAGACCGTCTTGACCCTACTGTCACCATCCGAGTAGGTAAAAAAAACCGTAGTGCGCCTTATCCTTACTATTGGCATTTTGTTGAGCATGGCAACTCCCACATGGCAGCTATACCGTTTTTACGACCCGCCTTTGAGCAGACTTGGCAGCAAGTGGTTGAGCGCTTTAAAGATGAGATGCACAAGCGCATTGATAAATTGACGGGTGGTGCATGAACGCAAGTAAACTGATTTATCAGACGTTAAGCCCGCTTGTCGCTGGTCGCGTCTATCCTGTCATTGTCCCTGAAAGCCAAGCCAAAACCATTGCAGACAGAAGCTATATTGTCTATACGTTGGTATCAAGCAACCCTGAAAACAGTAACGATGGCTTTGAAGGGCATGAATACGCCTTGATGCAAATTGATGTGTATAGCCCATCGTATAGCGATACTGACGTGTTGATGCTACAAGTCATCAATGCGCTCAACAACATTAAAGCCGAGATTGGCAGCCGTCAATCTCTGCCTGACTCCAACCCAAAGATTTTCCGCCAATCCTTAGACGTCCATGTCTGGGGCACAACCTTTTAGGAGCTAATCCATGGCCAAAGAAAATTTAGTTGATAGTTTTTATACCCTTGGTCTCGATACTGTCGGCGACAAAACCGGTTATAAAAAAATCCCTCACTTGCAAAAAGCTGCACCGCCAACTCAAGAGAAAGTTAAAGACGAAATCACGGATACTGATGATCGTCAGGAAGAGTATGCGATTGTCAACTTTAAGAAAAATGGTGATATTGAATTTGAAGTGGTATATGACCCGAAAGACCCAACCCACTTAAAACTTGACCAAATGTTTGAAGACAACAGCTATGGTCATTTTGAATATTGGCTGGTCGAAGCAAAACAAGGTAAGACCTTTGATGCACAGTTAATGAGCTGGGAAGAAGTGACCGAAACCAAAACGCAAAAACTGCGTAAAAAAGGCACGCTGACCATCTCAAATGTGACACCAATCACCACATCATTGACCCAGCCATAACGCTGGGTTTTTGACCTTTCAATTTTTCAACCTTTTAACCCACTAAATACCTATAAACCAAGGATATTATCATGGCTCTATTATCAAAAGCTGCTATCGCATCGGCAATCGCTGCCGCCTCTCAAGTGTCGTTCAAATCTGTGTATGTACCCGCATTGGGCGGCGACGTCAATGTCAAAATCCAAACCGTCGCCGAGCGCGAAGCAATGGAAGATGCAAGTTTTGGTAAAAACAAAACCAAACAGCCATTTCGCGCCGTGATTTTTGCCAATGCCGTGGTCGATGAAAAAGGCGAGCGGCTGTATAAAGACGAAGACATCGCTGCCATCGCAAACTATCCAGCAAGTATCGTCATGCCTGTATTCAACGCGTACAACGAATACAACGGCATCACGGTTGAAAAAGTGGATGAAGCCGAAAAAAACTCCTAAACCGCCCTAATCGGCGGTTTTTGTTTAAGTTAGCACTGCAACTGGGTAAGACGGTCCATGAGTTATCCAATGAGCTATCAAACGATGAGCTGATAGAGTGGATAGCGTATGACCGCATTGACCCGTTTGGCAATTATCGGATGGATGCCCAGTTTGCAAAACTACTGCAATTGGCAACGCAGTGGATGGGTGGCGAGTCAATGCCGCTAAAGGACTACCTGTTTGTTGACCCGCATCCGGTATCACCTGAAGTCGCTGCTGAACGTGAGCGCGAAGCTGAGATTGAACGGCTAAGAGCTGAAACTGAGGCAATGACTAAAATGTTGTTTGATGAAAGTTGATTTTTGTTTTATGCTGTAATCTTACACAATTATTGCTAAAAAGAATTACAGCATGAAAAAATTAGTTTTATTGGCTTTACCTGTAATGACGATGGTTGGCTGTGCTACAGTACCCACCAGCGAACCTATGACAAGTTACCAGCGCATTGTAGATGTGCCTAACGTAAAACAAGACATGGTTTATGAGGGCGCGCGTCAATGGGTAGCCAAAAGCTTTAGATCTGCCAACTCGGTTATCCAATATCAAGATAAATCCACGGGCAGTATTATAGGAAAAGGAAATATTGATTACCCTTGCCAAGGCATAGAATGTCTTGCCTCTGCAAAATCAATAATTGAGTTTACAGTCAAAGTTGATTCAAAAGACAATAAAGCGCGCGTTAGTTTTAATGATTTAAATATTCACACGCCAAGCTACTTTAATGGGGTAGCAATGGCACCAGAAACAAATTATAAGATTTACAGCGACGCGCAAAAAAACCGTGTTAAATCTTTATTGGATAAAGTAGCAGATAATCTAGCATCAGATATTACCAAAACAGGAACTACTGACAAAAATTGGTAATGTAATCAAATAAAATAAATAAACCCTGTCATCCGATAGGGTTTTTTTATTGCCCAAAATTAAGGAGTTGAAAATGGCTGTCTTATCACGTCTAGACATTGAAATTAGTGCTAACTCCGCCCGTTTTCAACAGGAAATTCAGAACGTCAGCACCACCAGTCGACGAGCTGCCGCACAATTACAACGCGAACAGCAACAACAAGCGCAGTCACGTCTACAGATTGAGCGGCAATATGCAAGCCAAGAACGCCAAGCGCAAATAGACTTGACTGATGAAATTATCAGAATCCGTCAGGCTCGATTCAATATAGCGGATGAAAATAGATACACCCAGCAAGCTATCCAAGCCGCTCAAAGACGCACTGCAGAAGTAGCTGCTATTGAGCAAAATAAAGCAAGAGAATCAGCCGAAAAAGCAGCAACCAATCGTTTACAAATTGAGCGTCAATACGCAAGCGATCATCGCAAAATCGAAATTGACTTGGCGCATGAGCTTGAGCGTATCCGCGCGGCTGGCTTTAATCCTGATGATCAAAACCGCCTCATACAACAAGCGCGAGACAATGCCCAAGCGCAAGTTGATGCTATCGCAGATCAAGAGCGAGCAACAACCAACTATGGCGAAAAAGCAAAAGTCGCATTTGGTTATGTTGCCGCTGGCGCAGGTATTGCCGCAGCAGCCATTGGCGCATTGATTAAAGAGCAAATAGAATTAGCAAGCCAACTTAATCAAATCGCGCTGAAATCAAATACATCTGCCGAAGCTATCCAAAAATATACTATCGGCGCTACTGCCACTGGTATCGAGATGGATAAACTTAGCGATATCTTTAAAGATACCCAAGACAAAGTCGGTGATTTTTTGAGCACTGGCGGCGGTGAGATGCAAGACTTTTTTGACAATGTCGCGCCCAAAGTCGGTGTAACTGCTGACGAATTTCGTAAATTGTCAGGTCCCGACGCGCTCCAACTGTATTACAACAGCCTCGAAAAAGCCAATCTTAGCCAAAATGAAATGGTTTTCTATATGGAAGCCGTGGCAGATGAGGCATCAGCGCTTATCCCCCTGTTACAGGATAATGCTGCAGGCTTTAAAGCATGGGAAAAAGCCGCTGAAAATGCGGGCGCCAAAATGGATGAAAAAACCATCCGTGCCACGCAAGACCTGCAAACATCAACCAAATTATTAGGCATGTCTTATCAAGGTGTGAAAAACCAAATTGCTGCGCAGTTTATGCCAGTCTTAAGTGATCTAGCAGCTAACATGGTTAAAGACACCACACTAAAAGAGCAAGCGGCAGCAGCTGGCAAAACTTTAGCAGAAGGCTTTAAGTTTATTGTTGCTACTGGCTATGGCGTGGTAGGTATATTTAAGCTTATTGGCAGCTATGCCGGTGCTATGGGTGCTGCTATCTTACATCCACTTGATGCATTTAACATCATGAAATCAGCATGGGAAGACGCCAAAAGTATCGTCGCTGATGTCAATAAGTCAATGGAAGCCACTTTTAATCTGGGTGCAAGTGGTCGAGCTAATAGTCAGGTGACTCAGCTAACAAACTATACCATCGCCACTGAAAAATATAAAAATATGCTTGGTGAAACTGGTAAACAAATCCAAGATAACAGGGAAAAAGAAAAAGAGCTTGCTAAGGAGCGTGAAAAAATAGCTAAAGAGCAGGCAAGCGGCAAGTATGCACCATTACCAGTTAATAGCACTGTCTTGGCGCATGCAAGCAGATACGGCTACAGCGAGCTTGAAAAACGCTATGGACTGCCAGCAGGTTTACTGTCTGCTATCAGTATGCAAGAGAGCCGCGGCAATCCAAATGCGACTAGCTACGTCGGTGCAAAAGGCGAATTTCAGTTTATGCCAGCCACTGCA